TAGTAGGCACACCGCTATCTATCAGCTGTTATGGTGGATAGGGAAGCGCCCGGGATTAACATAGGCTCGCCACTATCTATCAGCTGTTATGGTGGATAGGGAAGCGCCCGGACGAATAGGCGGGCCGTTATCTGTTGACTGTTATGGTGAATTTGAAAGCGCCCGGGACTAATATAGACATGCTGCCGCTTATTGCCTTTGTTGCCGGCAAAGGGGCCGGAAAGTCATGCGCAGCGGCGCACTTATGCCGCGCTCATGGATATAGGCGCCTCTCGATAGGCGATCCGCTCAAGTTCGCGCTCGCCGACATATTCGGCCTGTCGCCGGTGCAGTTATGGGGCGACGAGAAGGAGAGTCCGGATGCCTATTGGGGCGTATCGCCGAGGCGCCTAATGCAAGTTGTCGGCTCGGAACTGTTCCGCGATCGGCTGGGTGAGCTTATGCCGCAGATCGGCCACGATGTATGGGCGCGCGCCTTCGAGCGCCGCCTTGATCTGGCGGGGCCGAGTTCCCACATTGTCGTCGACGATGTGCGCTTCGAGAACGAGGCGGCCCTTATTCGCCGCCGGGGCGGGATCCTTGTGCGCCTGGAGCGCCGGCCGAGGGAGCCGGTCGACGGGCACCAGTCGGAGGCAGTGGGGGCGCGGATTAGTTGCGACTTCGTGATTGACAATAACGGATCTCTGAAGGATCTGCACGCGAGGCTCAACGACCTAATTAACAGGGAAAAAATCTGCTGAAAGCGCGGCCAACTGAGCAAGGCGCGTCTTTTTCCATGACTTGAGCAGGCAATCGCTTCCGTTGTCGGCCGCAAGGATGTTCGCGAATTCCGCGAGCAGATTGGATTCGCGGGAGAACAGGAGAGCCGCGATCAGATCATAATTCTTCGGGGAGAACATCGCGACCCGAAGCGCGGCGCTCATCTGCTGCTCAGTAATAGAGCCGGCGAACTCGCTCTGGAGAATGATGCGCGCTATCGGTAGGCGAAGGCTGATCGGCGCCCTGGAGCCGCAGATCGCGACTAGCGCGTCGCCGGCCGGCACGCCGCACTCGAGCAGGGCGATTACGGCCGCCTTGACGCCGCCGGCGCCCAGATTGATTTCGGATGGCGGATTGTTGGCGAGCTGGGCGACGGCGCGCCGATAGTCGATAGTGCCTGCGCTTATCTTCTTGCGCAGGACGATTGGGCGCCACTCGATCGCTGGGGTTCGCCGGGAGGCCATGTTGTGATAGTCGGCGTATATATTTCAACTTTCGCGGGGAGCAGAAAAGTGAATATTATTCCGATAACCATTATTATCAATATCATGCAGGACGCAGTTTACGACATTACTTGCCGCGAATTCTTCAAGGTACTAGCAGATCACGCGAGATACGAGGGACTCCAACCCCGCCATCCCATTGCCGGTCTCAGGCAGTCACGGAACGGATGGAGTGTCAGCGATAATCTCCATCCGCTGATAGAGGAGCATGTTCTGACTTCCAACACGAGGGATGAGATGGTTGGGTCCAGGAGGGCGTATTGGATAGTGCGCAATATTCGCCTCTTCCAGTCTCCAGCGGGCCCGGCGACTTGGCCGACGGTGTGGCCGGCAGTGTGCGTCGACCCCTAGAGGAAAGGGGTTGTTTTTTTAATCGCCCACTAATATAGGAGAAATGTCTGGCGAATTCGGCTGGGGTTATGACGCAGGCAATGCGTGGATTCCGCGCGATGGAGACAATGACATGGGAGAAGGCGCCCTGATCAGGGGCGGCGGTATTGGCGACTGGATGCCCTCGTCGGCAATCATGGTCGCGATCGCGGTCGTGCTCGTGATACTCGTGCTGTACTTCATCATGCGCGCCGGAGAGAAAAAAGAGGCCATTTACGGCTGGCCGCGTACTGAGCTGTGTGAGCGCGCAGATGTGCCCAGGAGCGTCTATTATATGCTGCAGGAGCGATTCCGGCCGGACGGCGTCGTGTGGTAATTCTCGAGGCGCGCCGCGTCGACCAAGTGGAGAATGCTGATCTCCGAGGGCGGCCATGGGCCCCCCGCATTACAGGTAATGGCGACGAGCGCAAGAGGCGGCAGGCGGTCATCACACATGGCCGCGGGATCGAAGGGATGGAGGTCGGCTAGGATACCACATTCCGGCTTAACGGTCGAGATTAGGCCGCGTGCCGATACGTAGTAGAGGCCGGCTTGCGGGTAATCGTCGATGCCCGCGATCTCGCTGAAGTCGATGGGCTCAGCGAAGTTCAGTAGATATCCGCCGGCCTGATCGCGGCCTGCGGACACGAACGCGCGGGCCGGCAGGGTGAGCACTTGTTCGCCGCCGATCGCTGTTGGCGGTAGGTGAACGATAACTTCGTAAGGCTGCTCATCGTGGCGATAGAAGGGCTCGGCCCGCGAATTGGCGAGGATGCGCGACGCTCGGCGCGCGAATTCGCCCAGCGGCATGTGGGCGGCATCAACGGCAATGAGTGCCGATTGTCGGGCGGCGCTGAATGTCAGGCGGTCGGCCGCGCCGATTATGCGCCCGTAATGGATCAGGCGGAGTGCGCTTACATCATCGGCCCGCGCCGGAGCAGCGCGCATAATCTCGGAAACTGGGCTCATTGGATCGAGGCATATTACCTCGCAGAATGCCGCCCGGAGTTCGCCGCTGCCCGATAGGCGCGTATCGGCGCCCAGGAACACGATGACCACCCTGAAGATGTTCTGTGGGCGCCGGCATAGTGGGCAATGCGCAACTTGGCGATACCAGCCGGTAATACATCCGGCATGGAACTGATGCCCGCAGTCGGTCGTGAAGATATGGCTGGTGAGTGCGTCCTGGCAGATGGCGCACTGGTCCTCCATGAGTATTATATTGGGAGGCGCCGCGATTCAATTTCCGGGTCGAAAAAGTGAATTTCTATTCTCTGACATTATCGAGTATAGGAAAAGTAAGAGGAAAGAGAAAGAAAAGAAGGAAAGAGAAAGAGAAAGAAGGAAAATGGAGGCAAGGAGGAGAGATTACCACTATTGCTTGTCCGATAAAGAAATGCTCTCGATAGAGTTCTTTATCCATCTACCGTCATTCATTCCTGAGTTCCTTTATCGGCGGATAAGGGACGGAACGGCTTCGACAGTTCCGAGCGAAATCAGGGAATGGGTGGAAATTGCGGCCAAATTACGCGCCAACAAAGACCGCAAGTTCGCTTCCAGAGGCGGCGAGGCGGTCATGGCTCACGTGAGTGTTCTGAAGTACTATAGTTTCCTGGTGGGTTGGATCAAGGTCTACGACGTAGATCATGACCCACATCTGCCGGGGAGCTTGTACCCAAAGCAATATACTCACGCAAGTATTGGTCGGCTAGAGGGGTGTGCCCTACAATATATCTGTATACTACAAGACCACCTTCGGGTAGTCCGCGGTATCTTGATGCGCAATCTAGCCAGCATCGAGTGGGGACGTCGTTCAGGAGAAGCCATCGAGAGGCTTCACGGTATGAAATTGCGCCTAGAGGATTTCGTGCGGTCCACGCCGCCGAATTCCTCTAGGGACAAGATCATCCGTGAACAAGCGTCGGATTCCATCACATACCAGGTAGCAATACCTGCATGTGAAGGGATTTGGCGTGAGTTCAAAGAACACGTATCCATACAGACATCCGCACCGATCAAGCGGAGCATTACCATCGTCAGGCCGACGCAGAAGGGGGCCGCGATGAATAATGCTGCACCGAAGGCGACTTCGGAGCACGATCCCGGTAGGATTCCGGTTCCGCCTCGGCGGAAGTAAATCTGGAGAACGAAAACTCCCTAACATATCGTAGCCAGCGATCTTGCTATTCGCAGAACGGTTCCCGCGAGGGCACTTGACTGTGAAAAAAAGATCAAGGGGGAGCGTCCAGGCGTTTCCTAACAACTAGCGTCAGTCTCGAGGCGCCGGTTTATGATGTGTGCTGTACCCTTCGGGGCGCGGAGCATGTCGTAAGGGGGAGTGGAAGGTTCCTATCCCCTTTATGACGTGCTATTTGGAGGCGCATCATAAAGGAGGTAGGAACCAACCATTCTCTCTTTTTTCCGTTATTTACAGCTTTCCCAGCGCCTATATAATGACAGCGCATACTGAAAGGGAGTCGGAGAATCAGCCATCGACGCGCCGAGTGCGCGTTGATGACTTATCGCGGCGCCTCGCGACGATGCGCGCGAGGCTACACGTTATCGGCGCAATGTTGGCCCGGGAACTGGAGCGGCGGCAGCTGGGGGCGGCGTAAGGCATAGAGCCCTAATCTGCGCCTATTTTTTTCCCTGTCGGCCGGGAAAAAGAATCACCGCCCATAGAAGCAGCCAATGGACGATGTCTTTGCCGCGCGGAGCAGCCGAGCGAATCTGGGAGCCGAATTGAGGTGAGCAAACACGCGGCGCGCTACGGGCGCTACGTGAAGCCGCTCGACCTCCGATAGCCCCGGCGGCGCGATGTAGGTTAGGGCGATGGGCAACATGCTGGCCAGTAGCCGATCGTGCTCGCGCAATTCCGCCTCTTCGAAGAAGTCGCTGTCGTTGATACACAACAGATCGGCCAACCGGATTGCGGTCAGGCTAATTACCGAAGGATAGGCAAACGGGGCATATACCTTCAGTTCCTCGGCAATCCGGCGCGGATTATAATCGCAGGTGGCGCGCATTAGCATGTGCGACGCGGCGACAATCTGCTCTGATGCGGCTTCCTGTTGGGAATACATAGTAAGATAGATATAATGCCCGCGATCAATTTTCCTATAAGTGGCGGGGAAAATTGATTGCCGAGTGGAATAGCATTACAATCATGGAATTCGCTGACGCCGTGGGCATTATCGCAAGCAAGATGAACTTCGACGACAAGATCAGGTTCGCCATGCTCGATACCGAGCGCATTGCCTCCCATGTGTTCGGGAGCGCTTCTGTTGGCGATATGCTCAAGCGCATAGTGAGCTCCGCATTCACGGCCCAATTGGCGCTCGCCAGGCTCATCGTGAAGGGGACTTTCGGCCAGCCGAAGCCCCACGACGCCGCGGGGCCAGCCGTTGAGGCTCTCCTGCGGAATTCGATGCGGCAAGTCGGCAATAACTCGACGCTGGGCATGATAACCGCGACGGAATTGTGGATAGTCTGCGGGCCGACTAATCTTGGCGACGCAAATCCGTTCGTTTCCTTCCTGCGCGAGCAGCTGACGCCCGGAGTCGAGCCCGCCGCCAATTCGCCACTTGGGCGCTGGCTGCGCCTATTCGTTGGGTCCGCGGGGACAGTGGGCCACTTGCTGGCCGCGGCGTGCGGGAGAGAGCTTCTCGACGCGGAGAGGCTCCAGGATGATCTTGGGGCGCCGTATGTGTTCGCCGCGCTCATGTTCATCGAGTCGATAGGCTACTATGCCGTAGATGGATTCCCAGTCGGCTGTTCCGATTCCGTTCGTCGCCCGCCAATGCGCAGTTGTTGTCTATCTCTCGGTCAGCTTGCGCACGTATTCGATGCGCACGACCTGCTGGAGGCTGGGCGGCCCTGGGCGCTGAGCGTCGGGTTCAGCGAGGCGGCCGCGGACATGATCAAGAAGCGCATCGAGTGGCGCCTTGTCTCGATCTTCAGCCAGTTTGTGCCGCACATCCCGATGAAGGATATTGTCTCGCTTAGTGGGCATTATCTTCCATGAGGTATCTTTTTTCTCGGTGCGGAGGGCAAAAAAGACGCCGAAACTGCTTACTTATCCCACTCGATGGGGAGGTCGAGCGCCGAAGCGGCCTTCTTCCACTGGCGCGCGCGGCCGCCAAGCGTCCCCCTCAGCCTGCTCCACTCGAGAGAGCCCATGTCCCTGATGGTCGCGATCAGCAGCGACTTCTTCTCCTCCATGCTCGCCGGCTTAGCCGCTGCCTGCCGCGCTGGTTTGGGCTTCTCCTTCTTGGGCGGCGAGGAGGTGATCGAAGCCGCAGTCCGCCGAGGCGCAGATGCCGTTGGTAAGGGCGGCGAGGAGGTGATCGAAGCCGCAGTCCGCCGAGGCGCAGATGCCGTTGGTAAGGGCGGCGACTT